GAGTTGAATTTGACATAATAAAAAGATTTAATGAAGTGAATTAAGGGTTGTTAGATAGAAACTTGTTCATTGCCATTTCCTCTGCTATTTTACAAGCATTGTCATAGAATAATGAATCTTTGCTTATACCTATCTCCTCTAATGCCTCTTCATAAAGTGTCTCAAAGATGTCTTGATTAGCAAGAGTTGACATAAACAAAAAAGTAAAAAACTTAATGAGACTGAGTTAGGCGAATCTTTAAAGGTTTTTCTCTGAGTGGTTCTCAGTAACCTAACCTAGTCTCTACACTATAGGGACACTTTAGGCGACCCCCCTCTATATAACTTCTGCTCTAAAGTTCTCTTCATTAGTTATAACAACATCAGGACAGATCGCCTTCATTTGTGTTACAAACTCTTCATTCAAGTAAGTATCTTTTAGTGTCCAACCTTCATCACCACATAATACTATTATTGCCTTATTATAACCATATTTATTAATGGCATTTTGCAATTTGATGAATTCAAATGGTATTTTCTCCTCCGCAGTTCCTTCTACTTTCTGATACTTAAGACTAATAAGTGTGCCTCCTAAATGTGAAGAAGTCCACCTCTTTGCACCCTTTTTCTTTTTATATGCTTCGCCACCTAATAATATATCCACAATATGTTTTTTCCCAGTATCAAACTGCGAACCAACTTCTGCCTGTGGATATACATTAACAGAGCAATTCTCTGCTAAAAATTGTTCAATATCTGCTTCATTTACCTTCCCAGTAGATGTATCTCTGGGAGAATGATTGTTTCTAGAAGTCATAAAGAAATCCCATAGTACAAAAGAGGGACACTTTAAGCGACCCCCCATAGTATTATTTAAAAGATGCAGTGCAAGATATAACTCTAGCAGTAGGATTACGTGCTAATGCTGTATCTTTTGCATCAGACATATTTCTGGCGATAACAACTTCCTCAAAGATCGTACCGCCTATGTATAACTTAACTTCCCATTTCATTGTTAGTTTACCTCCACAAGGAAATCTGTTTTGTTAATATACTCTTTGCAACCCAAACATCCACAAGCAGACCACGCAAAGTGGTAAACTGTCTCTGTATGATTACATTTAGGGCAAGTAATTTGCTTACCAAACCTACCTGCTCTTGTGTAGCGATTAACATTTTTAAGCATAACTTACCTCCATTAGTGTATAATAAAAAAGGGGATTATCTCATATAGAGATAACCACCTGACCACCCAGTATATCTGGGATCATGTAATTTAGCACGATCATTTATGACTCTTAAATCATATCTAACGTGCTTTGCTGGTGCATTATATGATGCAGGTTTGAAAACTTCGCCAGTATTCTTATCAACAAAGGCATGAACACTTCCTTCTCGCCATTCATTGCGATCTTGAAATGTATCAAACTCACGTTGCATAATTTTGTAATACTTGCGACCATTCTTTATAACAAAGTTAGTAAGATTAGCAGTGCCATTCTTAATAGCATCTAACTGTTCTTTTGACCACTCTGATGTAAAGTTCTGGTGCATACTTATGCTGTGTTGTTTATAGTTTTCTGTTAAAGATTCACAATAGGTTTGTGTCCAATCGAGAACTCTTTCAGATAAAGTTGACATAAACCAGTCCATTAAGTGTATATTAGTGGGAGAAACATTACAGGTAAGTAATTTTAATCAAACGTCATGTGACTGCTTCTTATCATCTATGCTAACTTGTTTACCAAGTCTAATTAAGATGAATGTCAGTCTAGTTTGACCTGTAACTGTCTCTCACTATTATGGCAATTTATGCGTCCCCCCTTATTTACATTCACCTCTATTGAAGATAGTATCAACAACTGCATTAACACTTTTAGATGTAGAAATACCAACCTTATCATATATTGGCACTACTACAATACCAAACTGTTTCTTTTCACCTCCTTTGCGTATTACTCTACCTATTGTCTGACTAATAGTAATAAAATCCATATTGCGTAGAAACAATGCTGCTTCTAATCCCGATACATTCACCCCTTCTGATAGTATGCTATGGTGCATAACAATAAACTTTCTATCATCTTCCTTGCCCCAAGTGTTCAAAGTAGTAAAGAAATCCTCACGACTTACCTTGATACCATTGATAACAGCACCAGTTTTAGCAGTGATATACATCCAATTATATCCACGAGCATATAACTCTGTGGTAAGTTTACTATCACTAACCATATTGGTAATCTGTGCTGTTCTTCTAACACATATCAGGATCTTACTAACATTTTGGTCATCAATCGTCTTGAGTATGTTATCAGCATCATCATCACAATTTGCCTTCCTATCTCTTATCATCTCTAGTTGCTTAACTACAACTTTAGGTGGTAAGATGTAACCCTTATCTATTAGCTCGGGTGCTGGAACTTGCTCTAATACTTTACCATAAACATACTCATTGTTCATCCCCACTTCTTCATCAGAATTGCTAATACGAGGAGTAGCAGTAAAGAAGAAGCACCTACGATTATTTGTAGTTGCAAAAAATCTAGTAGCAGGGTGAAAATGTTGTTGAACACTATTATGTGCCTCATCAAAGTATATTGTATCTACAGGAATACCAGATTCTTGTATCCTATGTAGTGAATGATATGTTGTAAATATAATCTTATTACTATTCCAGTTGTTTACAGTCCAGTTGAAGATCTCTCTCTTATTTGTTGTTGAAGTATGAGAAGTATCTCCACTATGAACGTGCAATACTTGAACTGATTGTAACAATTCAAGGAAATCTGTTGATAATTGTTGTGTCAATAGTATTCTAGGAGATACAACAACTATCGTCTTATTAGGTCTGCTAAATTGTGAAATAGCATCACTAATCATACAAATAGTTTTACCACCACCAGTAGGAACAATCACTTGCCCCTTCTGATGACGATTCATTTTATCTACTATTCGTAACTGATGCTCACGCAATTGTATCATTTTAATGTTGTATTCATAATAATAAATTACACACTCTACAGACGCATATAGCGTCACCATACAGGCAATTTAACCGTCCCCCTTTGATATTATTTTAACATAGGAGAATAAGACATTGTTATTCCTCCATCATAATCACGTTGAGTATAAACAGCAGCGAGTTGAAATCCCAGTTGGGGCCAAGGGTTTGGGGGTGTTTTTATACAATAAATTTCCTTAATTGCAAAGTTATTTTCTCTCATATCTCTAATTCTCTTCTTTGTAGTATAATGATTGATCGTAGTTAGATATACAATATTATCTGCAATCTTCATTCCATGTTCTAAAAACTTTTGCATTAACGACCAAGGTGGATTTGTAATTATCCAATCAACTTTATCATTATATGTTAGAAAATCTTTATTTTCACCTAACTCACACCAATCTTTATTATCAGTAGGAAAATTATTATAAAATGCACCTTCACCTCTGGAAGGATCTAATATTCTACCAGTAGGATTAAAATGATTAATAATATCTTGAGCAACATACTCAGGTGTCATTACCAAATCCTTTTCAGGACTGTTCTTTGGTGGGCAAAATGCTCTCATTTGTTAAACTTTCTTGCAGATGATTTGATTGTTATATTAATATCTTTCTTTGTATATTCTACACCAGCAGCAATCATTTCGTCAATCTTAAATGAACATTGAACTCTTCTCTGCTTCTTACTATCTACCTTTGGATGTATAACCATAAGTGCATCTTTACATGAAATATTATTCTTTCTTATTGTTCTTTCTTCCTTAGTTGATTGTTGTGCATCTTTACCTGATGGAATAGATTTAATAAAACTATCATATTCCTCTACTAATTCATACTTCATATTACCCCATAGTTTATTATAATCTTCTGGTTTAATAGTAAAAGTATATTGAGTATGTATTACTTTATATCCACCATTCTGTCTATACTGACCAACAATAACTTCATACTCCTTCTCACTCATTCTTCTCAATATATCACCACAATCTACTTTATTACCATTAGTAGTTTTAATACTAACATCTTTATAATAATATAATCCCTTCACTATATCCATAGCAGAAGTATATCCATCCTTACCTTTAAGGGAATCATATTCTTTTTTAGTCTTCCCAGTGAGTTCTGTGATTATGAGATCCTCAAAATCATTCCCATGAGATTGAACTTCTGCCATGATTTACCTCATTATACAATAAAGGCAATTTAAGCGTCCCCCCTTTCTTATAAGAACCACTCAAGAGTTCCCCTTGCATCACTAACTCTATTCTTTATTAATTTACCATAATCTTCATGCAATTCGCAACCTATGTAATATCTACATAATTCTTTTGCTACCATTGCAGTAGTTCCAGATCCTATAAATGGATCAAGAATAATATCTCCCTTTTCACTACCAGCAAGTATGCAAGGTTTAATTAAATCAGGTGGAAATACTGCAAAATGTGCATCTCTATATGGTTTATTTGTTATACTCCAGACTGATCTTTTATTCCTCTTATCATAACTTTCAGTTAAACCTGAATGAGGTTGTAATCCTGTTCCCTGATTGTGATACTTTCCATTAGTTCTATCTCTGGTTCCCCAATCTTTAGCTGGTTCTTTGATTGCTTCATTATCATAATAGTAATGCTTATTCTTACTTAAGAGGAACAAATATTCATGTGATTTAGTGCATCTATCCTTCACACTTTCAGGCATTGGATTAGGTTTATGCCATATAATATCTTGCCTTAAATACCATCCATCTGCTCTTAATGCAAACGCAAGCATCCAAGGTATTCCAATTAAATCTTTTTCTTTTAACCCTTCTAATTTATTACCTCGTCTTGCACATTTGTCTGGTAAATCTTGCTTACTATTAGCAACAGTTTGTTTAACTAATGCTTGCCCTTTTCCAGGTCTATAGTTATAATAACTATCACCCATATTCAACCACAATGTTCCATCTTCTGTTAGATTATTTCTTACCTCTCGGAATACTTCTACTAATTTTTGAATATACTCTTCTGGAGATTCTTCTTGTCCTATCTGACAATCCTCCCCTCCATAATCTCTTAAACCATAATAAGGAGGAGATGTAACACACATCCTCGCAGGTTCATCTAATTCTTTCAATGTTTGGAGACAATCTCCAAACAAAATAATATCTCTCATAATAAAGGTTTAGATCATTTAGATGTTACTTTGTGCTTTAATTCCTTCTCTGACTTCTTACCTAGATTCTTTAACCTCATATCACGCAATGCTCTTTCACCCTTCTTATATAATGACTTACGTTCTTTAGTGGTTAATCCACTTGCTTTCACTGGTTTATAATTAGGATCAACAGTTTTCTTTGCTTTCTTTGCTAGTAATTCATCTGCTGTTTTAGTTTTAGCACCAGATTTTGCTGCTCTTCTTTCCTTTGCTGCCTTACGTTGTTGCTCTCTTGCTGATAACTTAACACCCTTATCTTGAGTAGGTTGTTGTTGTCTACCAGCAGGAGATCTTTTACGATTAGGAACACCAATATCAGATTTATCTTTATAAGTTTTAGCAGGTGCAGTTTTACCTCCACCGATTGCTTTCACCCTTTTCTTTTCAGCATCAGTTTGTTTTCTTTTACGATCAATTCTCCCACCTTCATGAGATTTGCTGATCTGCGATCTACCCTGAATATCAGGATCATAGGTTGCTTCAATAATAAACTGTTGAAAAGACTTCATCTAATTATACTTTTTAGTTATTTATGATTCTTCATCACTATCTTTAGCTTTAGGTGGAGTTGCTTTCACCATTCCTGTTTTCCAGACCAATCCATTATCATGGAAATACTTAACTCTCTTTCTACGAAGATCCTTCAATTTATCAAACTCTGCTCTTTGCTCTGACGTAAATACAAAATTGTTACGCCTCCATGATTCACGCAACTCATTGATTTCTTTAAGAATTTGTGCTGGTCTCATTTTTAATTAAGTAATTATACAATAAGGGCAATTTATGCGTCCCCCCTTTTATTCATCTTCCTCCATAGGTGTATCCCAATGACCTTCTATCTTACCATCTTTGTAGCAATACCTATCAGGAGATGATTCACCCATATCTTCTAAACACCACTCCTCCTGACCATCTTTATATACTTCTTTGGTATAACTGGCATATCTTCTCCAATGAACGATGAAATAATACTCATCTTTAATCCAATCAGTCTTTTCACAAAATTCTAATAACCATTTCTCAATATCAATAGTATCAACACCATTCATTCCTGGTGTAAAATCTTCTTCTTCACATTCACATGTATACTTATAATCCTCATTTTCAGGTTTATAGAACTCTTTAAAGACTTCCCAATCGTATTGATAAGCATCAAATTCTTTGGGAGATTCCCACAACTCTACAGTTGCCATCTGCCATTTACTAAAATAGAAATGGGTGTCACTGTATTCACCAACTTCTTCACCCTCTACAATAAGGGGTTTGGATTCATCTGTCATAATTAATAATCGGGTAATCTTCCCTCTTGTGATTTGTAATCTCCCACATTAGATGATACTATCTTCTCATCTTGATTAATATCATCATATTGGGAGTAATGTAATATTTCTCTTGTTCTTCTATGCTTAACATATTCTAACTCATGCCAACATTCTTCATTACATAATAATAATGTATGAATCATCTTATGTCTCATAGGTTTACCAGAAGTGTAAACACAATCTGGTTTATCCCTAACACCAGTTTCTATAGTAATATATCTGGATAGAACTTTCCACCCATCCTTGATGCGTTTTTCATTATCTACTGGATCTCCTTTAAAATAGACCCATCCCTCTTCAATGTCACCATTTGGTCGTTTCCAAATTACATAATCATCAACTTGGGGTTCATACATTGGATGTTTAGTTAATCTATTGGAATGTAACCAGGATCAGAAGGTATCTCATCCTTATATCTAGGATCATCTACTAATACTGCTTTAATAGCAGTAGGAGTCTGACCATTTTCTATAAACTCATTAATCATAACATCACATTGTTCTCTAGTGAGATTATATGCACGATTAGAAATTAAATGATACCCAGTAGTTACCAACTCTAGGATTTTATAACGTTTTTCTTCAGACATAATAATGCTTGTTTTAATTATATATTACATGAAAAAACCGAGTTTGTCAAACAAACTCGGCAAGATAATAATCAACTGTAACCTCTAATTTTGCTGCTTCTCGTTCACATTCTTCTATGAACTTCTCAAGCATTTCATCAGTTTTGTTGAGAAAGTGTTGTTCACTTGGCATTAGAATCCTCTTTGCATGTACAAACCTCAATTAAAGGTTTTAGTTTATTTAAGCATGAACTATTGAGTTCTGGTTGCTCACCATCACCATGACCAAGAAGATAAACTAAATGTGTTATCTCATTCTTGGTGAGATGTACCATCATAATAATTCATAATAAAAAGAAAAGTGAGGAAGTGGGGCATCTGCAAGGTTTCACCTATATGCCCAAATTTACCCTATGGGAATCGCTTACACCTGAACCCCCAAACTTAATCGGGGCATAGGAACCACATATCCCTCACAATACTATGGCAATTTAACCGTCCCCCTTTTGTATTATCCTCCAGCAAGATCACATCCAATGTGACTACCAACTACTGCACCTAATGGAATTGCCCACCAACGTCCATCTCCTTGAGAGATAGCAGCACCAAGTCCACCACCTAGCAATCCACCAGCAATCTTACCATCACTACAATCATTAGTATCCTCATAAACAGTTACATGCCTACGATAATATGGTCTTTCTGGTGTTGATGGATGTCTTCTCCAACCAACATCAGGACTAACATCTTCACAAAGAACTTCAATAGTATCCTTCCATGACTTTACATATCCAGGATTATCTTCTGTGCCAGGAATATATTCCTCTCTATATTCTGTCTTATGGCATGTTCTTTGATTAGAGAACCCTGCTTGAAATGATCTGTCATTTACATCAGCAAGAGCAGAAACAGGAGTCAATGCCAACAATGCTGCAAGTGCAATTTTCATTTTTTAATTTTATCTATAATACCATTATACCAGAAAGGTATCCATTCACCTAGAAGTTTGTGCCAGTTCGTTGAGTGCCACCATATTTGTGAAGATCCCCTCCATATTATAGAACAACTTAAAATTCTCTGTCGTAACGTAATGTCCTTTTATATCATTACCATCACAATGCCATCCATATGCTTGAACCTGTTCTTCTATACCATCTATTCTCATCTTCTTACGTCCATCTAGGTAAGAATGGTATCGCTCGTCCAGATTAATCATAGTTCTATGGTGGTGTGTGTTGATATTATAACATAGTTATATGATTTATCTATAAATTTTATAATGTCTTTAGAGTTACGCAATCATTCGTTACTATTTTGCATGTGAGCATCCACTATATCTTGTAACTTCTCAAACTCCTTTAGTTGGTCAAGGTCATATAATAATTTAGATAGTTGAGTTACGACTAAAGGTTTTTCATTCACCGCAGAACATTTGATTGCTGCTCTAATACTTCCCTCTGCTTCAAGTAAATGATCTAGTGTTTGTTCAGATAGTGCCATGATTAATAACGTGATGGAATTTTATGGTAGTCAGTAGGAGTGTATTCATAACCATATTTATTAAGATACTCTTCAAATAATTCATCAGGAACTTTACCTTCCCAATACTCTTTTTCAGTGTAATCTTTTTTAGTCATGTAACTCCTCTTTAAGTTTTTCTTCTTCTTTAATACACTTCTTAACTAGTTTAGCATAGTAAACATCTTGTTCACTATACCACTCTGGATGCTTTTTTGCAAGTCTCAATAATTTTTTTGCTGCTTTCTTATCCTTCAAAATAAACTCTGTAATTATACTACGAAGTATTATTTATAACTCATCCTCTTGCTCTGTAAGTAGAGTAACCTCTTCTGAAGTAGGGTAAGCAACACAAGTTAAAACATATCCTTCATCCATCTGGTCATCATCTAAAAATGTTTGCTCTTCTTGATTAACTTCTCCTTCAACGATCTTCATACAACATGAGGAACATGCACCTGCTCTACATGATGATGGATGATCCACACCTGCTTCTTCTGCTGCATCTAAAATCGTAACATCATCATCACACTCAAATGTTTCAGTTGATCCATCAGGAGATCGTAAAGTAATAGTTGCCATTGTAATCTTCTATACAAAACCAATATTATATAGATGAAACCTCATCTAATGTAAAGATACTTTTGAGTTGTAATCCTGACAATTTCATTGCCTCATTTGCCTCATCATTTTCTTGACGATCTATGATAGAAACAACAGTGTCTACCTCATAACCTGCATCACGAAGTTTCTCTACTGCTTTGATAGCAGATCCACCTGTTGTGATGACATCCTCCAATACTGTTACTTTAGTTTTCTCTGGTGGAAGTAATCCTTCTATCCATGCTTGTGTCCCATGTCCCTTCGCTTCCTTCCTTACAATCAGTGCATTAATCATTCTACTATCAAGAGCAGATACTAATGCAACACCACATACTAAAGGATCAGCACCCAATGTAAGACCAGCAACATATGGAGTGTCTATTTCTTTTAACATCAAGAGACTAGCTAATGTTAAACCTCTACCACTTAAAGTTACAGGTTTACAGTTAACATAATGCTCACTCTCTTTTCCAGAAGAAAGTTTATATTCACCCTTTTTGTAGGCATACTTCTTTAATAGATCTAGGAGTTCATCTCTCATTGGTTTCTTGCATTGCTAGTAGTGTAGTATAAGGTATCCATGCAGGTTCTTCATCCTTAAATTGCACCTGCACTTCAGTTATATTTTTCTGTAACCATTT